AACATTGGGTACTTGATTTAATTAAGAATCCTAATCCAATGCAGACTTGGCAGGACGTAATGTATTCTATATCTGTAAATGATAGTTTATTTTCTACTGCTTTGTGTTATGCACCAAGAAGAAGTTTTGGAATAGTTAATTTATTTGTTCCACTTGCTAGACATAAGGTTCAAATCAATACTTCGGGTAGAACTCTTAAACAAATGGATAAAGGTGGTCTTATTAAAGACTATACTTATAACTATGAAGGTGAAAAACCAGAAACATTAACAAATGAAGAAGTTGTTATCATTCAAACTACGGATGGTGTTAATATTTTAGATTCTATATCAAGAATTGAGTCTTTAAAGTACCCATTATCTAATATTAAGGCACAATACAATAAACGTAACATACTTTTAGAGAACATTGGTGCTATTGGTATATTGTCTGCTTCAAACTCTGACTTAGGTGGTGCTTTACCAATGAGTCCAGAAGAAAAAGAACAAATACGTAAGGATTGGTATAATAGAAGTAAAGACGAGATCATTATTTCTGAAAACGATGTTAAATGGACACCAATGTCTTATCCTACTAAGGATTTAATGTTATTTGATGAACTTAAAGCTGATAAACTTGCTATTATAGATGCTTTTGGTCTTAACTACTATATTTTCTCTAACGAAAGTGGTTCTACTTACTCTAACGTAAACTATGGTGAGAGATTGTGTTATACTTCCACTATCATTCCGGAAGCTGAAAGAATTTATAATAACATCACTGAACAACTTGGATTAGACAAAGAAGGATTAAGATTAGTTGCTGACTATGGGCATTTACCAGTATTACAAGACGATATTCTACAAGAAGCGCAATCAATAGATTATAGAGCATCTGCCCTTATTAAGATTGAATCTGAATTAGGAATTAAATTAAGTGATGAAGAAAAGAAATTATTTCTTCGATTAAAGAAGGGAGTAAATAAATAAATTTTATATATTTGTAATCAGATACCACTACTATCTAAGATTATAAAGACATTCGCTGTAAAGCAAACAAAAGATAGCCTTTGAAAGTAGTGGTTCAAGGGTTTTTCTTTTTTATACCTATCCCAAACAAAAAGAGTCATAGTATGTAAGACAATACTCAACCAACTCTAAAGGAAGGTTTAAATCATCTTAAATGTCAAGTAATTCTTTCGACAACTTGTGAATCTTGACAGCCGATACGACAAACTCAAAACTCAACGGAAGTAGTTTAAATAATCTGGTGGTGTAAAATAGGTTATCTCTCTATAAGGGGGAAGGGGGATAACTTGTCTTACATCACCTCTACTCTAAATCTAAAATCTAACATAAGTAGTTTAGAATATAAGTAATAAAAAAGCCCCTCAAGCAAGAATCAACAGCGAGAGGGGTTTAAAAGAAAGAAATAATTAATCAAATACACCGAAAGAATAGAAGAAAAGCGTATTCAAGCACAAATATAATCTTTTTTTATATATCCAACCTTTTAAATAAAGATTTAATCAACATTGACAATCCAGCAAGACAATCGGGTGCGTCATCAAATTTCATTTTACCTTCCTTACTAAAAGATAGTAGATTAGTCATAAATTGGTGATAATCGTTGTTATTCTCGTATTTTACGAATACAAAGGCATTAATTATACTTGCTGACTGCATAATTATCCTTGTCATCTTATTTTGCGTATTATGTACTTGTAAAATCTTAGTTCTAGTTTGTTTTTGTAAGTTTCTAGCATACATAGCACCCATCGCATTGCTTTCTACTCTACAATATGAAGTTCTGTATCTATTTAACTTCTCTGCAATCAAAGGAATAGTTATATCGGTATTATGTTTGTTGAAACAATAGTCTGCAATATAAATTGTCCCATCAATAATAACTGCTAGTGCCATAGCTGTATAATCTGCTCCTTGGTCTGATACATCTACATAAGCAATACTTCCAGCACTTCTACCTTTGATAAGATTAAAGTCTGCTTCACTAATAGTACGTAAGTTAGAGAATAAACGACCTTTTAAATCGACTGGTTCTTGCATATATTCTGCACTCCAAATATCAGGATTTATTTTCTTGCGAATCATCTTATATTGCTCACTAGACATTACATCAGCACAAAAAGTTTCTTCATTCGCATCTAAGGCAGGAATAACAATAGATTCATCATAACTACCTTCTTGAAAATTCTTCCCTATAACATCGTTTGTCGACCATCTTGTACCAATATCAATCTTCGCACACGTTCGTTCAAGACGTGAGTCGTGAGTACCCTCTTTCCACTGTAAAACCCTATCATTAGTAACATCGGATAGTGCATCCTCAATACCACGATACAAGTCATCGGTAATAGCAAGTTTTGTAGCACCAAAACCAATAATTGTTCCACCTACACCAGCACCAAAGTAACCTACTTGACGAGATTGGTTAGTATTCCAACCATTAAGGTTTGCTTTATCATTGGAAATAGTTACTTCTGGAAATACGGAGTTAAACTTTTCTGATTTTAACACTTGACGCACATCGTAAGAGAACTTTTGATATAGAGTTCCAGTACAAGTATTACGCATTACAGATTCAGAAGGATTCCTACCTAAAGTCCAAGCACAGAATAATGTTGTTATGTATGATTTTCCTCCCCTTGGTGGCACTGATACCGATAAAGAGTTAATCTTACCTTCCTCTATTCTTTGGAAGGCTCTAGCGACGCGTTGCAAGAATTTACGTTTAAGAAAGAAATCTTTATCATAGAACTTACAAAACTCCCAGAAATCATCTTTACCTAACTTGGCTCTAAGATGGTATTCCAGTGCTTTCCTCGCTTCTTCCTTCGTTGCTGTCTTCTGCTCCTTCTCCGAGGGCAAGTTCTTGTTCTCTAAAGTAGTCTGGTTCGTCATCGTCATCGTCATTTAATAGTGCTTTAATATCTTCTTCTGAAAAGTTACTTATGTCAACTGTTACGTTTTTACTCTCAACTTCTTGTGCGTGAGGTTTATATGCGTTATCCATCAATGCTTTATAGGCATTTACATCACCTTTAAGTGCTTTCTGTAAAATAGCTAGTGTCATTTGATATTCTATAGGAATATATGACTCAATACCAGTAATAGGGTCTTTTCCCCATCGTGTAGCTTCTAAAATAGCACGAACTACTGTACTTCTATTCAATCTTCCTTTAGGTCTACCACCAAGGTTTCTTTTAGGTACATCGGTTTGTTCAACTTCTATAGGTTCATCTTTTTTAGTAACATCGTCTGGTTTAGGTACTTTTAGTGGATAAAGTGCTTCTTTTACCTCTTTTTCGCTGTATTTGTTCCTAAATTGTACTTTTTCAATGAAAGAAAGCCCTTCATCACCACGTTTTTTAGGTTTTATAACGTATTTACCACGCTTAGTTCCAGCTTTTACACCTCTTGGCTCTACCTTTTTCTTTCTTGGTCTTGTAACCTTAGGTTTTTTAGGTTCAGATTCTTCGTTTTGTTCCATTAGAATAAATCAATTAATTGTTCTGCTTGAATAATATTCGTTTCGTATTTACCTCTGCCAGATTTAGTTTTCAATCCAAGGTTAAACTTTTCACGAATTAACTCGTCTTGTTCTTCTGTAGTGCATATTACTATGAAGTGTGAACGTTGTTCTGTAGGTGTTTCTTGTGGTTCAAACATATTATCGAATGAATCAAAGTTTAAAGCATCTAACTGAATATCTAAGTTCAATTCATCTAGTGAAAAACTACCAAAACTTAAATCACCTTCCATAGTTTCAATGCGATTGTTACTATTAGTACCAACATGAAGCAAGAGGTTACGATAACCTCGAACCTCTTGTCTTTTTTTAGTTGCTTACGAACTTTGTTATTATGTACTTTAACAATCTTTTCACGTTTTACTGGATTCTGTAAATCACGTTTTAATTGTCTTTTTTGTTTTCTAGCGTAACTCATTTTACTTTTCTTTACTTTTTAACCAAATCTCACGATGTCTTTTATTAGATTTAGCAAGACTTTGTTCTCTTAGTTTAGGTTCAACATATTCTTTATGATAATATGCTTCTCCGTTATAATAGTTAACTTCATTATCTTCTGAATATTCGTAAGGATTCTCTTGACCTTCATCGTACGCTTTCTCTATTTG